CTGACTTCATGTACAGCAGCCTGAGTCGCTATGTGCATATCCCAGAGCATAAAACCAATGACAGGCATTACGATAAAGAAGGTTAATAACACCGCCATGACAGTAATCAATAATGTCCAAGGGATGTTCTCATCGTCTCGCTTCTTACTATCAGAACCATTAGCATTATTGCCCATAGAATTGTAAGAACGACTGCCCCAATCCATGCCAGCTGACTTTTTACCCGATTTATCTGTTGCCTTCGTTGCCATCGAGCCGCTTGAATCTTTCTAGTCTCTATCGCAAGAGCATCTGCTTGCTCGTTCTGGATGTCAGTCCAAGCCTTCTCAAACCTTGCCCATACAGAACCTAGTTCCGGTGGAGTGTTATAGACCATCTGCTCCCTGACCTGAGCCAACATATCGTTCAACTTGGACTCTAATCGGATACGCTCTAATGCCCTACGACCTAGCGATAAGTCACCTTTATAGACCTCTTTAGATACTGCTTCACTCTGGACGTATATCTTTACCAGAGCCTCGTACTGGTCGATAAACGTACCTAGATTCGACCAAATATCGTTAAGTACATCATCAGGTACAGCCTTGGCTACTTCCTGAACCCGCTTTACTTCTTCGTTATATTGCTTCTTCTGCTCAGGACTAGGATCGACTATCTTATGGTATTGCTCTTTTAGGTCTTTCAGTACGTCGCTAACATCTCCGCTAGTACTCTTAATCTGCTTATAGAGTTCTACGCCTTTTTTAGCGAGATCAATTGCTGTCGTACAGGCTTTATAAGCCGCAGCAATGGTTACAGGATCAATCACTCTACATGGAGACGCATCTTTATATCGGACAACTCACGACGCAATTCCTCGTTATGTTCCTCGCATTTACGGTTCTGTTCTTCAACAGCCGCTAGACGAACAGACATACGCTCGACTTCTTCTCGTAAGGTAGCGATAACCTGTTGCCAAGCAGCATCAGTTATCTCAGCAGACTTATTGTTCCGGTTATCGGCCTGAATCTTCTGATACATAGCCCAAGCTCCTGCACCTATACCGCCAATACCAACGACGATTTGAGAGAATAAGTTTTCCATGTTAGGTTTTCATGATAAACGCGAGTGCGTAGTACGGAGGAAGGTTCTGGTTAGTGCCGGATGAGCCTTCTGTGCTATTAGATACCGAAATGCCAGTAACTGCTGAATTTATATATGATGAAGTTGTTGTTCCTGATGTTCTAACACCAGTAATACTCGCGCCATTAACAAACACTAAATCAACTTCTACAGAGTGAACGTGACCCGGATCAGTAACCGTAGCGGTGTGCGTATGGCTAACAACAATCGCATCTTTAGTACCGCCAGTCTGAGTAGCTGAACCAGTTACGTTAGTCTTAGCTGCACCACCATCGTCAGCGTTAGCGCCAATAATAAAGCGATTACGCAAGTCTGGGGTTCCATTAGAACCATTACAAAGCACCCAACCGCTAGGGATTGTGGCAATAGTCCCAGACCACATCATAATCATGCCGGTAACAAATACTGTACTCCACTGAGGAGATGCCCCAGAACCTCTAGAGACCAATGCTTGACCAGCAGTACCAACAGACGAGTTAGCAGTTAATGTACTAGAAACAGTTAAATTGCCACCTACGGTAAAGGTATCCGCATCAGTACCTGACTGCATATCCTTAACCTGAGCCATAAGCTCACGGATAGCGTTATTGATACCACTAGGCGCACATCCTTCAGCAATGTTAATTCCACCGATGTCGGTGTTATTAGACGCTGTAGCACTCCATTCGCTAACTTTGTTCTTTGGCATGATTATTCCCTTGACTCTAACATTCCATAATCAGCTAACAACTGAGCAGTACCAGCCCATCTCTTAGCGGAAGTAGGAGACATTTTCTGCAATTCCTTGAGTCTGTTAATACCATCTGGACTCGTTATGATCTTAGCAATTTGTTCGGCATTGACAGAAGCATCTTTACGGATAGCCCAGTCAGCAAGTGCTTTAGCAGGTTGGTCTAGTTTGATCCCACCGACAGCCCTAGCAACACCAGTCGTAAAGCTAGTAATCGGAGGATTCTTGAACATCTCCTCGGTCACTAGCTGGTTAAATGCAGTATCTGAACCTAGTTTCTTAGCCCGTCCAGCAGCCTCTAATACCTCAGACAAATCACGCAATGCCTTGAACTGCTCTGGTGATAATGCGGCTTGCATAGCCTTCATCTGCTTAGGATCACCGATAATAATATTCTGCCAAGTGTTACCTGTGTCTAGTTTAACCCCCTGTTGGGTCTTTGCTGGCTTCTTAGCAAGTGTCCATTGCTCCTCAAGGAAAGCCCTCGTAACAGCGTTCCATGCTTCCTCACCACCACCAGCAATGATCTGCTTCTTGGCGTAACGGATAGTCCCCGGACTAGGATTCGCAAATATACGATTAGCAAAGTTCTTAAGATTATCAGGAGACATCTGCATCAATGAAACGCCTGTAATACGCTCATCGAACTCCTTAAGCGGCTGAGAAAACCGTTCATATGCTCTGTTAGCAGCAATGTAATCAGGATTATCCTTGCCCATCTGCTCCAGCAGGTTGTTCTTGATTGCCGTTAGCTTTGCCTGAACTGTCTTATCCAAAGAACTAAAAGTATCTTCCTTGAACATTGAATCAATCTCAAACTTAGCGTTCTGCAAATTAGGTAGACGATCTTCAGGAACCAACTCTTTTAACTGATTACCCTCGGCATCAATCCCCGGCTTTTGCAGCAAGTCCTTAATCTTGCGTAGATAACCAGCAGCACGACCAGTAGGAGGCTGTGTCTTGAGCATATTGTCAATCTGGCTCAATACTGGAGCCGTATTAACAGGCACAGAAGACGCAAATGCAGACTTGTAGATAGGATCAACAGCTTCCTCTCTAGCCTTAAGCAAATTCTGTCTTTGAACCTCTAATGCAGCTATGCCACGATTACCAGCAACCGCAGCATCCTCAACCTGAGATAGTCCTGCCAAATAGTCATCTACTGCACTCTGTACCTTAGCTTCTCTTTCCTTATAAAACTTCTGCATCTGCACAGAAGACTCAGGTACATTACCAATGACTTTTTGTTGGCTTAGTAGTGACGATAAGTTAGTTAACTCAGCCGGAGTTAGTGGAATGCCGTATTGGCCTGATTTCGCCCTAAGTGATGCCACTAACTGAGGATTAACCTGAGCAATATCCCTTGCCAATCGACGTTCTTGGAAGCCCTTACGAACAACAGGAGCAAACTCAGCAGTACCAGACAAAAGACCAGATAGACCAACTTGGAACGGGTCAAGCTCTTGACCTGCAATCTTCCCCGCAATCTTCTGACGCAGATAGTTCGTTCCAGCAGCAACAGCACTAACACCACCAACAGCAGTCGCAGTACCTAACGGGCCACCTATAGCCAATGGAGACAAAGCAACACCAGCACCAATGTCAGGAGCCATCTCCATAACGTCAGGAGCATAGTACGCAGCAGTAGCACCTAAACCAGATACCTCTTTGTAGAACTTACCATCATCAGCCTGATACGCAATATCACCATCAATGATTCGGTATCTATCAGGAGATATACCACGCTGTGCTGCAAAGTAATTAACCGCAGCTTTCTTGTCCGTAGGAATACCGCCCATGAAAGCAGTAAGCGCACTAGCACCCCTAGACGGTTCTGAGACCGCTCTAGGCTGAGGCTCTATTGGAGCAAACTGACCTGATCCGACTTGTCTACCAGATATAGCTTTTGTTCCACTTGGCTCCATTACGGAACCCTGCATATTTCTTTGAATGGCAATAGATATTTCCTGATCCGACATAGAGTCAGGAAACTCTACTTTCCCCATGCCCGGAACTTCAATAACCTTTGCCATTATTCAATCCTTCCAGTAGCAGGGTTATATTTTTTTACTGGTGCAGCAGGTGCTTCAATATTGTAATATTTTGAGTATTTCCTACCAACAGGGTCTTGACTCATTACTTCGTAGTTCTGCTGATGAGAAGCTATTTTTTGTTGGGCAACAGTTTCAAGCGCACCTAACAATGCTTGAACCTCAGTAGCAGTAAAGTCACGCAAATTACCACCAGCAGCCCTAGCAATCAAAGACCGTTCATTTTCAGTAATTGCACCCTGACCCTTCATAGCTTCAGCAGCACTTAATTCTAATGATGCGAGTTTCTGCATAGCTACAGCAGTACGTTGCAATTTCTCTTGCCTATCCTTCCCAGTAACACCCAATGCTGTTGCAAACTGATCGATAGCTCTAGGCGCACCAGCAAAAACACCTTCATATACGCCAGCACTAAGAATTGGTTTTAATGTATTTATTGCTTTAACTGTATTAACAGCAGATTTGGCTTGCTGGAAAGATGCTCTAGTGTCCTCAACAACACCTTTAGCAAACTCCTTCTCCATCTCTCTCGTACCCATATCAATAACGGTACGACCAGATAATCTTTTTTGAATGTCTCGGTTGTATAAAACATCATCCAAACGACCAATTTCTTCATCAGAAAGCTCTCTGATGCTCTTATTTGGAAACATTTTGGCTGCTACACGACGATCTTCATTCGTGTAATCTTTTTCTTTAGAGACAAACTCATTTGCTCGTTTATTAATTTCCTGCAAACCTTGTCTTAAATCGTTGCCAGTAATACCGCCAGTTAATGCCAATTGCTGCAAATCATCAACTTCTAGTTTGAACTGATCTGGAACGCCAGCTCTAACTCCAGCAAAGTCAAATTCCTCAACAGCGCGTCTTGAGATTTGCTCGTCAATTGCCTTAATCTGCTTAAGATTAGTGTCAATACGAGTCTCAGCTATTTTTGTTGGAATCGCAGACAAACGATCAATTTGATCCATAAGTTGCTTTTTACGAGCAAGAAGCGGATCAGGTCTAGCAGGAGCCGCTGTTACCGCAACCTCCGGCAAAACATTTGCTTCAGGAGCCGTTTCAGTTATTGCAGCCTCTGGCCTAGTAGGAGCAGCAGGAACCGGAGCAGGAGCAGCAGCAGGAGCAGCAGGAGCAGCACTAGGCGCACCAGTCAATGCCTGTTGGAACGGAGCCATCTCAGCAAAATATTTAATAGCCTCAGCAGGATTAGCCCGGATGTAAGCTACCATCATCGGGTCGCTAGCTACTCGTGGGTCTTGCAGCAACTGGTTAATCGCTTGTATCTGAGCCTGAGACTGTTGCAACTTCTGTACGTTAGCCATCTGAGCCAGATTAGATTCATACGTCTGAGCAGCACCACCATAACCTGCACCTAGAGCCGATAGGACGTTCTGTAACGCAGATCGAGGCGCACCCTGTGGTGTCATTCCCTGAGCAAGAGCAGCACCAAACCCTAGTAACCCGCCTAGATTCGCTCGTCTTTCTAAAGCAGCCTGATCCTGTGGGGTTAACAATCCACGGTAAGTTACGGGCGTACTGCCAAAGATATTCGGGATGTAGTCTTCAATTGCCATACGTCACCCTAACAGGTTAATTTGTGGCATACCCATCGCCAATTCTGACTCTTGTTGTTGTTGAATTGGATTACCTCTCATCAAACCCGGAGGCTGAACAGGAGGAGGAGGCTTAGGAGCCATGATGTCTCTAGCAGTGCTAAGACCAACTTGAGTAGCTACAGGATTCTGGTTCGCAAATGTATTTAATGCGCCAATGTCGCTCTTTAATGCGTTCACACCGCCTGAGAAACGCTCTGCCATCGTTAAAGGTGCAGTCGATGAGCCGATAAGCCCAGTAGTTCCACCTGTAGCCGCATAAGTAGGCATCGTAGCGTTACCAAAGTTTGCAACCATACCCGGAGCAGCAGCATTGTAGGTAGCACCTGCTGTCATTGGTGCAACCCCCATACCAGCAGTACCCATCACAGCAGGATTGGCCCCAGTCATAGCTGTAGTAGCCGCAGCATTACCTGCACCCATCGCACCACCCATAAACGAACCACCTACACCACCTAGTACACCACCTAGCAGCGCACCCTGTAGCGGATTACGACGGTTTGTAACAGCCCCAAGCGCAGAGCCGATTAACATTGGAGCAGCAGCAGCACCCATGATTTATCCCTGTGTAGTAGTGGAGGTTGTTTCCAAAGGCGCACCATAAGCAATATTGGCAAACCGTTGCAATCTTTCTAACGGAATGTCTTGCGCCTTCAACCTACCCATAATTTCATTGAGATCGTAAGCCTCTCTACCCTGACCAACCTGTAGGAGTCGCTGAATATCAGCATAATCAGCAGCAGACATTGTCGGAGCATTTCTCGCTGCTTCCACCTGTCTCTGTCTTTCAGCCTCAGCCGATTGATACGCTAGCTGACCACCTTGTTCCGCTAAAGAGCGAGCAAAGATGTCCTGAGCCTTACCAGCCTGTTGACCCATTGCAGCCGATCCATAACGACCAGCCGACGAAGCCTGAGACTGTAGGTTTTGGATATTCTGGGTATATGCTTCACCAGATAGACGATTGGCCTGTGCCAAAGCACCACTTAGGAACGGATTAACGCCACGACCTTGAATCGTAGCTAGTTGTTCTTCCTGACCGGCACGAAGTAGCGGAGAGCCAGCCATAGCCCGTTCTTCAGCCCTTCTTAGAGCCTCAATCGTAGTCGCTGACTGTGGGACAGCTAAGGTCTCAGGGGCTTCAGGCATCGCTTGATAAAGTCGCTTACCCTCAGTTAGACCGAATTTTATAAAGGGCTTAAACTCTTTATCAATTTCCGTCTTGCTTGTTTGCGTACTAGCTGGCGTTCCCATATCAAACCTCGCTTATCCACTTTCTAGGACGGAATCCGAAGGCCTTGGCTCTACGTTCCCACCCCGGTCTATGACTCGTGAAAGTTAGGTATTTGTTACCGCTTTCCCTTGCCATATTTTTGATGAATTGTAAACCTTTTTGCACCATATGATAATCATTTTCTAACGTCCAAGCACACCAGATATGGAGTTCTTCCCCCAATGGCTGCACTATAAAAAACGCTTTGAAATGACTATCTTCTAGTCCAACCCATAAGCCAGATTTCTGATTCCAGCAGTCCGTGTACACATCCTCCACGATCCAACTCTCAGAACTGGCACTCTTGATTCTCTCTAATCCGGGCTTGACGCTCATCCACCAATTTCTGAGTTGGTCAGGCTCGATATATTTCCACTCTGTCATCCGACGATTATGTATCCGTAAGTTTTGTCAGCAGTAGCGTTAGCCCAATGACTAATCGTTGCTGATCCTTGTTGTTGTGTAGAAACGTATAGGTTCGTTGTAGCCGATGGTGCAACGTAAGACATCGTAACAATAGCACTAGGAACCGCTGGACGAGTAGGAGACGTACTTGTACCAAAATGCTCTAACGAAACGCTGGTGCTAGTCGTTCTCCACATAATCTCAGCATAATCACCTGCGTTCATTTCGACAAAGAAATTCATCGCGGCAATTAGATGACTAGGATCGCCAGTGCTTTTCCTTTGAGGCAAATGGAATCGGCTATTAGAGTTATCTATGTTAGTGCCGTTCTTCCTGAACCAAATATCTACGTCCTGACCATCGTTTGACGTATTCTTAAATTGAAACGAAAACTGGATGTTGTAAATCCCATAATTCCTGACGTTTAGCCTAGAACTATTGGAAACGTAGATTCCATTGGAATAATCTGTCGTGTTAAACGTAACTGCATAGGCCGTTGTAGTGTTAGCCGCAGTCTGGTCTGTAGAGTCCTGAAACGCCCCATAGGGAGCCGAATCAGCCTCAGCAGCCGCAGATACCGGAACGAAGAAAATAAGGCTCTCAAAGCCTATACGCTCGTCGTAGAGGGTCGTTGTAACCGCATTACCAGTCGCTAGGGTAATCAGACCTGAGTTATTGGTCTTTCCGTCCATAATGCCACGAACGACCTCAGCAACAGCCCTCTGATCCCCTCCAAATGGCGGTAATGTACGAAATTGCCTCATCGAGTACCCTGCTTAACTACTTCTACGTCAATTCCTACCGCTGTTTCCCAGTTATCCCCTGTCGGAGTCAGTCTCAGACGATGATATTCACCGTTAGAACGGATAGAAACACGGTTTTCTGAGTCAGCCGCTACATTAGAGCCAAATTCTACCTGCTCATTAAGCAAATCCCGGCTAGAAATCGCTACAGACGCACTCCCACCGTCAACAGTTGGCCTTGCTAACGTCACCGTAGACCGACCAATTGATATATCGCCCGTCGTAATGTTCGCAGTCTTAGGCTGACCAGAGAAAGAAATGATCTTAGCCCCTGAAACACCCGCAAAAAGTAGCTGACCACCAGCAAATACTCGGGAATCTAACGGAATCTCTAGCGCATCAATGTTTGAATTGTAGTTATCTACCTGCTCTAACGTCGCTGAAGGCGTTAGCACAAAGGAAATAGCGTTAGCTGTAGTGTCTACATACGACCAACGATCTAAGTTGATCGAGTAAATCAACATACTCTTACCGCCAAAAGTATTATTAAATTTCCATAATACTAACTTCCTGATAGGGTCAATCGTCGCACTCATTCCAGTCGATATTTCACTTGGAATAGCGTTCTCAAAAAACCATCGATTAACCCTCTCAGCACCGATAGGCTTTGTTGACTGACCATCGCAAGAATAAAACCCATCATCAGCTAGGAAATATGTTAGTCCACCATACTGAGCGATTGATCCATCTGAAATACACCCCAAAGACCTTGAGATGGCATCAAACTGAAAGAAAAACGGGGAGCCTGTGTAGCTCATCCGATATATGGCACGTTCTAGGAAGACCAGACCATACTCGCCACCCGCTAAACCTGTAATGTCCCCACCGTCAGGGATGATCTGGGTATCCGACTGGGAAGCAGCACCGGGAGTCCAGTCTGTCTCATCGTTAATGTCTGACCAGTAAACCTTATTGTTGTCAGAACCATCATTAGCCGCAACAACGAAATCCCGAACAACGGTGACAAACCTAGCCGTAGGTGCAGCAGCAGCTAGGTCAGCAAAGTAAGTTGATACACCAATCTCATAGGCTTGCAGCTTATCCTGACCATTAGCCAGAATCATCTTAGACCCATACTGCGTTACATCCCAACTCTCAACTGTTGAATACCCCGTCGTTGTCGCTGCATCTAAACTAGCATCAGACGAATCAAACTTGTAAACCTGAGTCGCTCCAGCAGCAAATAAAGCCACCTCACCGCCGAACTTACCGCCAAACGTAATAAGCAAGTTCTGAGCAGCGGCATCAGAATAATCAGCCTCAGACCTTATAGGCGCATAACCGTTAGCAACCGGATAACAGTTCTTAGCGTCAGTAATCGCCCCTGTTACTCCGGGCTGATCTGGTAGCCATTCACCAAAAGCAATATTTGGCATTATTCAATCTCCAAACGTGGCGGTTGTGGTGGGGCAGTAAAAGTGCCGTCTTCGTTCACCGTAAACCCTATGCCAACATATGCGTCGTCTTCTACAACCACATAGCTAAAACCTTCAGGCGCAGAGCCTTCTGGCTCGCCAACTCCCGTGTTTACAACAACTCCGTTTTGAATAATTAGTGTCTTCATCAGTAGTATTCTTCCACAATAATTACTCCGGCAAATCCGTTACCGCCTGCGTAGTTGGTGGCAATTGCTGTTGTGGTTCTTACGTTGCCCCCGCCCTCACCATATAGCGTCGCATTACTTCCGTTTGTTGCCACAACATTGTCCACGCCTCCGCCAATTATCGGGCAAGCACCACTTACATTTAGGTTATATACCGTTCCACTAATAATACGACCATAATTACTGAAAGACGATGTGCCTTCACCAATTATTCCCCCGGGAGAACCAAGCCCCGTAATAGAACCTATTCCCGGGACACCGGGGACTGAACTCGTACTAACGGCTCCTATATCCCCAGATCCTCCGCCGCCGCCAGTTGCGGAAATAACTACAGTAGACCCTGCGTTCTTAAATTCAGTCGTTCCACCCGCAGTACCTGCATTATTACCAGCCGCGCCACCTGTACCACCAGAACCTACTGTGTAAGTATACGAAGCCTCTGCGGTAGCAATAAATGCGGTAGCGTAACCTGCCCCGCCGCCACCTCCAGAATACGCGTTAGTTGATGCTGTAGCTTGACCGTCAACACCCCCCCCACCACCACCACCACCAATTACTGTGACTTTCAAAGCGCGAACACCAGTAGGAGTTGTGTAAGTCGCCGCTGTGCCAGAAGTCAGATATACGATGTTTTTTAGTGCGTAGGCATTTACGCTGTTCTTCTGCAATGACGAGGTTGCAGCCATGTCGATGGCCCCCGCCGAACTAATACGCATACTTTCAACGCCATTCTGCTGAAAAACAGTAATGCCGTCATTGCCGCCTGTGGTCTCTAAACCAGACGATCCTGAAATTACTCCGTCATCACTGTTGATAATACTTGGCATCTCTTACCCCTATAGCGCACTAATCTGTGACGTTGTTAGGCCTTCAATCTGGCTACTCGTTAATGCTTCAATCTGAGATGATTCTAGTACAGGTTCAACCACCATCTCTGCGTACTTTACCCACTCCTCGTTAGACTGCGACCAAGACCACTTGTAGCCATCTTCATCGGCAGGTTTAGGATCACGAATCACCCATCCCGGTGGATACCACCAGACAACCTCTTTGCCTTCAGGCGCAACAGGTTCATCAGGAACCTCAACCCATCCATCTGTACCATCTGTCTCTGGCTTTGGGATAGAACCGTTTTTAGAGTAGAGCATGGTCAGTCCTTATTGCAGCGGTAGAGCCGCAGTTGGTAATGGATATCCTGTAATAGTCGTTGAAGAAACAGTCTGACTAGTGTCAACAGTATAAGTACCTGCCCCACCTGTACCCGTACCAAATGCAGTAATTTTTGTTCCTGATGTAACGCTAGTTCCAGATATAACCATTCCGACTGCAAATGTTCCTGTCACAGTACCGCCAACTGTTAAAGTAGTACCAGATATAGATGATGATGTCCCAGATGCAGCACGAGAAAAGCGTGTAACTCGCAGATCATCAATATATCCATTTAAATAGCTACCTGCTGCCTCAGAGCCAATGTATGCAGTAGCAGCGGCATAAGTATTTGAGTCCGTTCCGGTCGACCCTACTTGCGATCCATTCAAAAATATTCTTACGCTTGATCCACTTTTACAAACCGCAACGTGATACCACTGTCCAGTGGCTATAATACTTTGACCGGTTTGAATAATACTTCCAGAACCATTTAAGAACCAAAGACCAGAATTGTTTAAGAAAAATCTCCAAGCGCTTGATCCAAAAGATAGCAAGCCCTGTAGACTAGCTATGCTGTTCGGATATAGCCACATTTCAACCGTCCAATCACCCCCGCCCATTGCAAATGTTTGGCTACTTGGCAACTGCAAATAATCCCCAGTACCATCAAACGCAATACTCGACCCACCAAACTTACTCTGCGTCGTACTGATCTGCGCGTTGCCTACAGTTTCAAGATCGTTCTTTGCTGTAGCGTCTGTGATGCCAGCGTTGGTGAAGTTTGTTAAAAGTGTGACGTTGCCAGATGTTGCACCTTGAGATGATGTAGTCAATGGTGCAGATGGTGGAGTAAAAATTGTTGTTCCAGATGTTGTTGATGAAGTCTGATACTCAGTTGGTATGGAACCGTTAATTATGCGTGTATCTCCAATATAGCCTTGGAACGGGTTGCCAACTGCAGGGCCAGCTACATAGTTACCGCCTATTAAATGGTTGTTTAATGAGCTATATAGCGTGCCTGATACTGTAGCATTCCCGCGCAGCACCCCGTTTATAAACAATCTGACTACATTAGACGCATCTCTTGTTACTAATACATGGTTCCAAGCATTTACTGCATAAGCAGAGTTAAACGAAATAGTAGCCGCCCAAGCAGAACCAGATGTGCCAATGCTTGCTGTTATGTTTAAAGCCGTGTTTCCGCTATCTGTATCAACTCGTAATGAACCAAAGCCGTTATTTACCGATTGATTTAACGCAAAAATTGTTCTTTGTGAGCCGCCTGATAGTGTTCTGTAAAACCACGCCTCACAAGCAAATTGCCCAGTAAACGATAAAGTACCGGTAGTGAGTAGAAAATCCCCCGTCCCATCGAAGTATCCACTACCACCTACTGTAGCCGCGCTGTACGCAGCAGTAGGAGCGAAAGGGCTGAAGGCTTGGACGTAAGGTCCTGTTCCGTTACCCACGCTTGGTGTAACAGTAAAGTTGTTTGCAGATAAATCGTTAAATCGATTTGATGCACACCCCAAAAATTCAGTATTGGCTATGACACCAAGTGCTGTTGTTGGTACAGCAAAGCTGCTTGTATATACCGCTGCCCGTGTATATCTAAAGTTGCTTATGTAGCCTTTTAGCCAATCGTTATTACCCTGATCCCCTAATCTTAGATCAACGGATGATAGGTTTATGCTGTTCGTAAATGTGCCGACAGAAACACCATCAAGATACACCGTCCAGTTTGTTGTGCCGTTTCTAACAATAGCTAGGTGATACCACCTATTCAAAGCAACCAAGTTTGAAGCAGAAGTAAATAATGTTAAGGCAGACGTTGTAATAGAAATTGCGTTGTTAACTTCTATACGACAGTCGATGCCATCAGCACCTGTTGCTCCAGTTCTTGAATTAAACAAAGCCGAGCTACTACTGACCGCAGCGTCTCTAAGTGCAGAGTAAAAAAACAGTTCATACGTCACAGAACCAGTACCAGCCGACTTTCCTGTAAGTGTTGTGGTCAATCTTCCACGATCAAAATAAACTCCCCACCCCGTCTGACTAAACGGTGAGAACGTACCCTGCGTCGCGTTGCCGTTGCGAGTGATGGTGAAGTTGTTGGTAGATGAATCTAGGAACGTGTTGTTCTGTGCGCCGTTAGTGCCATTTCCGGGCAGTAGGAGCGTGACTAGGTTGAAATAGGCGTCAGTGACAACACTAGCAACCCTACCAATAAACGATGTAAGAATTCCACTCAAGAGACATTCCCCGATACGATACAAACAGTACCACTAAGAAATAGAATCGATGCAACACCCCTAGTTGCTAAAGACATCGTAGCTTTATCTGAGTCTGTGCCAGCAATGTAAGCCGTCGTAATCGAGCAGGTAATTGTTATGCTACCGCTAGTATTGTTGGCAATGACAATCGCATCTCCCTCGGAGAACGTCGCATCAGGAATCGTAATCGACCCCCCAGTACCAACCTGAACGTACTCACCGACATCGCCTGTGGCTAACGTATAAGAGCCTGTCTTGGTTCCAACGGGAGGGATATTCAGATACCCAAGAGTTACATTGTCTACACTCGGCAATGTCTGCGTTAAGTTGGTATTCGTATTGGCAGACTGCAAAATATGTGTAGCTGTACCGCTTGCGTTGCCTTGAACTTTTAAGCTGCTCATGTTCTTTCCTTAACCAAAACTAAACGATCAGCCATTTTTGCCCCGAAGCCACCGTTACTGATTTACCGCTTATAGTGGTTATCGGCCCTACAGAAAACGCATTTGTTCCAGATTCAACAGTACAACTCTCAGTAACGGTATCTGAATTAACTACTAAAGCACCTATACCGCCGCCGAGATGTGTTGCAATTCTGCCAGCAGGATAAGTAACAAACACATCCTTACTGTTTGATGCAAAGTTTATTTTATTCGTTGTGCCTGAAGAATTTGAAAGAACTTCATCTCTTGATAACGTCGTACCAGATGAAGTATAGGTTCCAACACCTACCTCCCAAGTATTAGCAACGCTATCCACAATGGTGTAAAACGTCTGGTTCCCGTTACCAATGACCGCAAAGGATTGGAAACCTGACTGCGCACCAGCAAGCGTAACTGTGCCTGTGCCTGACGTAGTTGTTGTTTCCCTTACTCTATCAGCTAAAACAAGTGGCATTACATCCTCGCCCAGTTATCAGAACTCCCACTTACCTGAGTCCAATTGTTGTTATTTGCAGAAATAACACTCCAATCATTAGAGCCAGCAGCTATTTCAGTCCATTCGTTATCAACAGCAATCTGTTCAGTCCATGTATTAGATTCAGGAGCAACATCAGACCATTCCTCACCAATGATCCCACCATTGGCACTAATTGTTGCTAATACATTAACACTGCCTGTGCCAGAGAAGATACCAAAGCCATCACATACAACAGTTGCTATACCATTAACTGAAGCGTGACCGTCATAAACAACACCACCAATAGCAGTAACCGTTGCATCTGCCGTAATCGCAGCACTTGCAGTCCTGATCCTAATGCCATCAGCCGTTACTGACGCATCAGAAGTAATTGCAGCAGCCCCGGATCGTATGGCGATTCCCGCAGCACTTACGTCAGCAGAACAGCTTATTACTCCAACACCATCATAAATAGCAAAAGCACTAGCAGATACTGTGGCTACGGCATTGACAGACGCATGACCGTCGTAAACTACGCCGCCAAGAGCAGTAACCGTTGCCTCACAGCTTATTGCACTTGCGCCAAATGTTGTTTTTGTTGCACTAGCTGTAACGGTAGCAGAAGCATTTACACTCGCGGAACCAAATAAAGTAACGCCCCCTACTAGGGACGAAAATGGAACCTCCGAGTATGCGCTTATGCCGAACATAATTTAGGCAAGCGTCACAGACAGCGAACCGATAGCAATCTTGAAAATGTCACCGCTTTGAATCGTTTTAGACGCATCCAACGGCGAGTGATAAAGCAAGTTACCCCCAGTTAGTGCATCCTCAATGCCAATCCAGCCAACCGTACCCCAGTTAGCCGTAGCCTGTGGAAACTCAATAGCGGCAGTATTTGATGTCACGCCGTTACTAGGCGCACCAAACGTAATAGCCTGACGAGCATACGAGCCACCAGTAACCTCAGTCCCAGTATCCGCATCCGTAGGGTCAGACGTATAAAGCCCAAGATAGACAACTGACGGGCTTGTGTAGCTAGTGTTCCTCAGAGTCGCGTTAATAAGCGCATCCTCAAGATATGTTGACATTTCTGCCATGATTTACCTCACGTTATAAGACATAGACATAGGCTGACCGCTGTATTCACTCGACTGGTCAGAGTTCGTAATCGCCGTTACAGCACGATCGTATAAGGTTGCCCATGTCTGAATACGGGCATCATTCATTAGGTACGGCTCTGCTTCAGCCAAAGACGCATACAGCAAAGCATCAGGATAGTTCGCTAGGAAGATGTTGCTAGAATTGCTATCTGACAACAGAGTAGGCTTGCCGTAGTACAGCATCTGAAGCACATAAGTACCGTCTGGAGATGGGGCTAGCTGTATCTCAGAGCCTAGAATCGTGTAGTCGATAGGCTTACCACCCTCTGTAACCCTAGACTCAGCGTAGAAGCTATTAGGAGCCTTGTAGCGCAATGTAGTCACCGGATTCGTGTTCAGGTGAATATCGCGCATCTCTAAGAAGTCTGTAGGTAATCCGACAGTAGAATCACCACCTGTAGTCGATGCCGTTGCGACAATCAACATCTGCCGAGTCCGAATGTCTCGACGTAGCCTTTCCTCAGCTAGTCGGATAAAGTCGGGTATCACCGATGTCAGATCACTACGGGCTAGATAATTCGCTACCGTAGTCTTTAGTTCCGAATAGCTTGCAAATGGCATATTTATTCCTCTAACTGCTCAAAGTCCTTCCAGCCATATTCGTATGTTCCTATGTGCTTTATGTGCATCGATAGCTCATGGTCTACATACGTCTGAAAGCCCTCAGAACCAGCCTTGACGCAGAAATATACATCCTCACCACAGACACCGTTAGAACCCCATCCAGCATCAAACCAAGGTCTACCAGTCTTCTCAAATACTTCCTTACGGATCATTACAGCACCAAACCCGACCGCTGTAACTTCCTCGATTCCCTCTTTACCACGAGAATCTACATTCGACCACTTACGAACCTCAGTCTCGCCATCCATGTACCTAGTCAAAATCTTTGCCGTAGGTGTGACAGGCTTCCTTCTGGTCGTAGCATTAACCCCAACAATAGGCACATCGCGGCTTAACATGAT